TTCAATTCCAACGAGAAATGGATGGTAGTAACTCGCTACGTCATGAGATTGACGCAATGCTGATAGGTCTTGAAGACTTTAAAGACTATAATGTCACAGTTGTCCGCAGTAACCATGATGACTTTTTAGATAGATGGTTAAAGAACACTGATTGGCGAAAGGCTTCAACTCTTAGAAATTCAATTGAATATATGGAGTTTGCTGCACTATTGCTTAAAGGCGAAGCCCCACAAGGAATTATTCCCCACTTAATCAAACAGAAGTTTCCAACATTTAATACTCTAGGTCGAAGCGATTCGTTTATTGTCAATGACTGGGAACTTGGTCTACATGGCGATGTCGGCTCAAACGGTTCTCGTGGCTCGCTATTGCAATTTAGAAAATTAAATCGCAAAATGGTAGTCGGCCATTATCACTCTCCAGGCCGTAAAGATGGAGCCCTATCAGTTGGTACAAGTACCAAGCTTCGAGTTAATTACAATGTTGGCCCAAGCAGTTGGCTACAGAGCCATGTCCTTATCCACAATGACGGTAAGGCTCAACACATTTGTTTTATTGAGGGAGATTTTACAACCTTAACTTAAGTCTCGATTGTAAGTAAAGAATTCTGAATGTAGTGAGCGCGGAACTAACGTTCTGTACGCTGAGAAATCCTGTGCACGAATTGCAGAAATTGCTTCATTTGCGCTCGGCGAATATGGAATCTCCATTAGCAACAAATTTCTCTTTAAGTTAAGATCTCGAGATCTCTTTTTGGCGTGTTCAAGTTGTAATGCCAAATCTGCAAGTCTACCTTTTTCTGCAACGATTGAAACTGGCTCGAAATCAGGCTTAATTACTGATAGCATTCGACCGATATTTGCTTCATTAATTACAAAAATTCCCGCAATCTTTTCTGGGTTAGCAGCGGCATATTTCTTAAGAGTCGAATTAACTGTTTCATTTGAAATTGGAAATCTCTTAGACTTTGCACCTGGATGTACTGCAATTAAGACAGTTGGTGTATTAGACTCAGTCCACAATTTTTCAATGATTCTATCGTGAGAGTTAGTTATTGGCTGAAATTCTGAAATGACTAGGTTAACTTGCTTGGATTGACGCTTGTCGGCTGGGACTTCAGCAAAAGTATCAAAATAACCTGGCTCTTCAGGTGTTCCAACAAATTCACTAAATGTTGGAAAGTAGTTTTCAAACAGTTTGTCTTCGTTCACGATATTCATGATTTTGTTAATCTGCGAATGCAGAATCTGCTTCATCGGCTGAGTAAAGAAACTAGCACCGATTCGAATATTCTTTTTTCTAAAGACATTTAAAAGAATTCGATAAATCTCTTTGTAGTTTGGATTTGACTCAATTAAATCTATTACTTCAGGATCTCTAATCAAATCAAAGTTAACATTGAATTCGTCTTTAGTTAAGTATTCTGGAATTTTAATATCAAGTTCTGAGTACTTATCACCAAATTCCTGTACAAATCCCTTGTAAATTGAATTTACCAGGCTAACATATCTTTCATCAGACGTTTCGCCATCAGCTGGTAAGTTTCGAAGTTCAGCATTATTGAATCGTTCGATGTAATTCATTAAGTCGATAACTGTAATCCAAATATAATCATCACTCTTTTTCGCTTCAGCTCTTTGATTTTCGGCACGATCTATTGCACTCTGCTGAAACCATGGATCAATTAATTTTGCCAAGAACACTGACTCTTCGCCAGTTGATTCAGGCTCATAGAACCTAAAGACTAGGCCCTCAATAGACTTATCCATATCATCGTTTAAAAAGCTAGCCTTTAACTCCGGATTGAATACTGATAGGATATACTTGGTAAATGATGTTGTTTTGAATTTCTCCAATAACTCTTCAATCGGAGTATAGACGAATTCCATTATTTGAACCTTTTGCTCGTCAGTAAGTTTACCTTCAAAGACGATCGGTGGTCTTTCGACTTGCAGTTTGTCGGCCCAAGCATTTAGACTTTTACCGTCTTGTATTGTTTGAGTTGGCTCGCCATTCTCGCCCAAAATATGAATGTAACTTAAAATCAAGTTATTTTGAGGCAGTCTATCGTATTCAACCTTTTGTGAGTTTTTATTAACGAAATACTCAAATCCAAAATAATGGTCGCATGGCAAGTCAATTTGACCAAGTTGATTAATGTGCTGGATTGCAGGCTCGTAATAACGGCTTAAGACTCTATCAACATATGATAGTTTGCCGCCCTTTTTGTAAAACTCGATTTCGCCGCTTTCGCAGTTCTTTCTAATGCCAAAGAATGCACCGTCCATCTTTTCGTTAATGATGACGTGCTTGTTTAGGAGATCGGAAACGAACTCCTTACCTTTCTTCTGATACAGATCTTTAATATGTGATAATCCTGCCATACTTGGTTATTTATTCAAACCAAGTGCGGAATTACAAGATTCTATAAAGTGATTGATCGCGACTTGGTCGAATTCATTTTTTATTGAGTAGAAACCATTGCCTTTGTTTATGTCAGCAATGTCATATATGTTAGACTGAATTAGGTCCAGCATCAAGTGAGTTTCATCGCCAGTTTTAACGGCTCCATCCCAATGATCTTTTTGCCTAGTTGAGTCTAACGTATTGCCATCAGCTGATACAAAGATGGTTTTACAGTTTTGATATAGGTCCAATCCAAAAACTCTACGGATTTCACTATAGGCTTTAATATGAGATAATCTTCCACGTAGAATTGCCCAAGCGTATGCTGAGATAATAGCTCGATCAAAGATCCAAATTTTATCTCGATAAGCTTCGCGCTGATTCATTTCAAGAATGGTCATGATATTGCCTAGGCTAAAATAGTGCAGTCCAGGTTGATCTTCTTGCCACTCAAGGTGCAGAGTTTTTAGGTGATTTGCAAAATAGAACTTATAGTATTCTATTCTCGGATCATTACACTGTGCAATGAATTGCTCAATCAAATACGTTTTACCGCTGTGTCTTGGTCCTTCTACAAATAGAATCATATAATGTTTAATCTAGTAATATTTGAATAATCTTCGAGTTCTCTAGCAGTTGCCATGTCAAACTCAATTAACTTGTTTTTATCAACGAATACAAAATTAACGTTTCCGTCAAAACCATAATCACGTAATCCGCTAGTATACTCAATTATTTGATAAAGTGAATCTTCATAGATAACGAGCTGGTCAATTTCATCATCTGCTCTGAGCAATTCAATCACTTTATCGACCTTTTTACCTTCACGGCCTAAAAAGTAAAGTTTATCGAATCTAACGTTTTGCGTACTGAGTACATCAATTACCGCATCTCTAGTTTCAACAACTCTATGCGTTATTAAAACATTCATTGATGACTTGTCCCGAGTTCTGGAAATAACACTCTCAATTCCTCTAATGTTAAAAGATGAATCTAGAGATTTTGGCGAATCAAACCACTCGTATGGAGTTAAACCGGCTGCTTCTTTGCAGACATAGCCTGGTACTCTAAATAGAGTTTCATCAAAATCAAAAATTTGTAGTTTTGCCATAACCAGTTATTTTACTCAACGAGCGCAACTAGTTTCTATTAATCTTCATCTGGAAATTGAAAGGTTTCGCCAACTGAGCCTAACTCTTCGATACCATACATTGAACAAATATCGTATGCCATGAGTTCAGCCTCAGTCATATCTTCTTTATCAAGTTGTCGGTATGACCCGTCTCGAACGACATAAAATTCTGCGCCATCCCAATCATCAACGTATCGAAATTTAACGAGAGTGCCGTCTATCTCGATGCTGCTTTGCCATGATCGACGATTGTAGATGATATGTGCTTGCTCTTTAACAGTAACCGTTGCCATAAATTTGAGTTAGATTGATAAATAATATAGTCTTTGGACTAATATACACAAATTTAAATGGAAAAAGTAATCAGAAAGACTCGAGAGATCCAGGGTAACCGATACACGGCAATTCGGGATTGCGTACAGTCACAGAAACCATTCGCTATTTACAACTTTTTAAACGCTAAGCAGTACAATCAATTTCTATTAGATCTTGACAAGTTCGGTCGATTAAAGTATGTATTACAGGTTTTACATGCAGTTGATCCAAGATCAGGCATGCGCAGACTTAAAGTACCCAGCATCTTTATCACTAATGACGGAACTGATGTTTCTTTAGATGACTTTAAAACAATTGTTAAGGGCTCAATGAAGCACTATGCTCTTGACTCAGTAATCTGCTTGTATGATGGCCAGGTTGGTGTATTCTACAAGAATGGTGACAACCACATTATTGGTAACGACATCTACTCCAGTACCAATATCGCAGAGTTCGGCTCAGACTTTTACCAATTAGAAGGTGTATATTACACGTTTATCAGCTAAAACTTGCTGGCTAATTTAGGTAAAATATATTGATGCAGGACGAAACTCAAAAGAAATCAGTTGCCCAAGTCTTTAAAGAAAAGAGAGAATCCTTTTCTTCAGAGATTTACGATGGCATTAAACTATTGGACAACATCAAAAAGATGTCGACTGTCCAGGTTACCTTTTTGAGCATGAGACAACGCTTGCTTGAAGAAAATCACACGCTGCTAGAACATTTCACCAGACTCAAAAAGACCTATCGTGAAAGAAAGGGAGAGGAATGGATCGATACTTCAAAGAGCATGCAGATGCGATACAATTCAAACGAAAAAGCAACAATCGTTGACGGCAAAACTGCTGATATTAAAGAAAAGTTAGAGCAGATCGAAAATCAAATTGCTTTTTATGCAGAGTCGATAAAAACAGTTGATGCTGTGTTGTTCGGTCTAAAGACTCGAGTTGATGTTGAAAAACTCCTCGGCTAAAATGATCAAGAGTTTTGTTAAGATTCAAAGTCACAGATGATCGTCAACATTTACAATTAGTTCACGCTGATCTAAAAAAGGAGGCAAAAGACCTCAAGTTATATTTTAGAAAAAGGCAAAAGGGTTACCACTTTAACTTCCTGTATAAACGCCGTCTTTGGGATGGCTATGATAAATTTATCGATGCTGAAAATAAGATCGGTATCGGGCTATGGCGTGAAGTAATTAAGTTTGGCCAAAATTTCGGATATGAAGTTGAAATTGACGGGCTTGACAGCTTGCTCAATTTAGACTTTACTCGCGAAATGCTGGAAAAGTTTACGTCAGTTTTATTAGATGGTTCAAACATCGAGCCTCGTGATTATCAAATGGAAGCGGCTCACCGTGCACTAAAATATAAGTTCTGTGCACAAGAGCTCGCAACCTCAGCTGGTAAAACTCTAATTCTCTACATCTATATTTCTTTTTTAAAGAGAAAGGGCATTGTCTCAAAAGATAAAAAAGCACTAGTCGTAGTACCTAATATTTCATTAGTCGGTCAAACTGCTGAGAAATTTGAAAAGGACTATCAAACTGGGCTGTTAAGTTATAACATTCTACAAATCGGCGGATCAAACAAATACTCAGATAAAAAGTTTGAGGAGGCTGAACTAGTTATTTCAACTTATCAAAGCTTAGCGAATAAATCACCTGAGTGGTTCCTAAATTTTTCAGTGCTTTGTATTGACGAAGCTCATACGTCTAGGGGAGATTCAATTAAAAACATCTTGACTCAATCTAAAAATGCTGAATACAAATTGGGACTATCTGGTACAATTCAAGTCGACGAAGAGTATTCTGACTTTTTTAAGATTCAACAGCATTTGGGGCCGTTATCGATGGTGCTTAAGTCTAGTTTTTTGATTGAGCAACAGCACTCTCCAAACGTATACATTAAAATACTTAAGTTAGGTTATCCAGCGGATGAACCTTGGGTCAAGCAATACGATTGGCTTAGGGAAAATAATAAATCAGTAGACGGTAAAACCCTATTCACAATGGAACGAGAATTCATTGTTGGTTATGAACCTCGAATCAATTTTATTTCAAGTCTGTGTCGAAAACTCGAAGGTAATAAACTGATCCTGTTTATTAATGTTAAGGACCAATACGGCGCTCGAATTGCAGACAGGATTCGAACATGGAATGAAAACTGTTACTATATCGATGGAGACGTTGGCGATCAAGATCGAGCTGCTTATAAAAATGCTATGGAAAAAGGCCAAGGTGTTGTGTTAGTTGCATCGTATGGCACTTTCTCAACTGGAATTGACCTTAAGAATGTTAATCACATTATCTTTGCCGAAAGTTATAAATCAGAAATTACGATTAGGCAGTCAATCGGCCGAGGTATGCGCCAATTAGCAGGCAAGCATGAAGTAGTCGTCTATGATTTAGTTGATGATCTTAATGGCTACATTGTTAAACATGGAGCCGCTCGTGAAAAGATTTATAATAGGGAAAAGTTTATTGTGTCTAAGCACAAATTTGAACTAGCTAAGTTTATTGAGACTCCCTCACATAATCCAGAAAGTTCTGCTTAGCAGTTTTCTCAAATTCAGCATGTTTCTCAATTATAAAATCTAAGCCAGCCTTTTGTTCTTGTAGAGCTTCAATTTTTCTCTCAATTTGTGCAACTAAATCATCTCTTTCAGATGTCACATTTTGAATATACCCGCTATCGGTTATGCCAATATCTCCAAGCCTAGATCGTTCTTCTTCGCTAAATGCTGTCCAGTCTTGTAAGCTTTGCAGTTCTTCCTCATCAGCATCTTCAAAATATCTAAGATAGTCTTGGAAAAGATCTCTAAGTTCATCCACCATACCATCTGGGCTCTCATCTGGAACTGGACAAATCCATCCACCGCTTTTGCCTCCCCAGCGAATTTCATCAAATGCCGAAAACTTGTCTAAAAATAAAGATTCAAAATCTTCAATTTCCATCTGCATCCATCTCATCCACTCATTTTCCAAATCGTCATCATCAACTTCCATTTCTGGGCCAACCGTTGCTTGAAATTCTTCAAGATCAGGATAGGCATAGACTTTAACTGAAACGGCATAGTGATCTTTTTGAATATTTCTAGATTCACGATTGTACCAATACTGTCGAGTATTAGTTAATTCTTCAACTAGGCTCTCAAATTCAGATATCACATTAGTAATCGGCTCATTAAACTCAGCTCCAAACTCATCAAGTTGTCTGCCAAATTCATCACTTAGCTTAGCAACCGTATCATAGCCATGCTGGCCACCATATCGGCTTTCATTAATAAATGTTGAAAATGGTTTTAGAAATTTCATTTTTTCCAGGTGCCTTTTGCTTTCATTTTTGAAATTTCAATTGCCTGTAATTGCTTAACTGCTTTCTCTTTAGATGGGTGAGTTCCCAATACTTCTTTACCTTTTGAATCTAATACGACCCAATTTTTACCCCGCTTTGCGATCTTTTCCGTTATAAATTCCTGAAATCCTATAACGTTTTTTTCCTGTATGACAGCTGGTTCTAATTGCTGCACGACAACTGGAGTTTCGACAGCCTGGGTTTGAGCGGGTGGATTGAATACTGTGTTGACCTTATCGACCAATTCAGTTACCTTTGTTTGAATTAAACACAATTTTTGAAATTGGTCAGCGGTTAGTGTTTCACAAGATTCCTCTACTGAATAGAGGTATTTTATGAATGAGTCCATCTCAGTATTCATTTAGAGAGATATTTTTGAGGCAATGACAATTCCGAGGATCAGTCGAGTATAAATTAAGCGAAAGTTATAATAGGCATCAATAATGCTGTATTCATCTCTACTTAATTTAACTAATCCCTTTTTATTGGCAAGCTTGTTAATGCTATTTATCAATTGGACCGTATCCTTAATCTGCCTGTCCCCAATTAGGGCTGATAAAACTTCACTAAATGTTGAATATGCCAACATCGTCTTATTGTCCGAGATCTTCTTGATCCAGTCATCGGCTATTTCAGTAGCATCTCTTTTTTCAAGCAAATTGGTGGATTCAAGACCAGCTGTTAAAATTTGGGACACTATATCCAATTCTTTAACTTGATCAGACCTAGTATGGATCCAGATCAGGTCCTTTTCGTGAATGTTAATTGAAAATCTGCTGTCTTTATGATAAATGAATTTAATAATCGGTGACGAATATCTAGCCAGCTTTGAATCGGCAACTTCTTCCTCCTCGATTACTCTACCTACTGGCGCAATAGGCAAGTCTCCAACTTCTAACGAAAATTCCGAAAAAGGAAAATTCGCTAAAAAAGGATACTTTTTGTTTAATATTGCCCTATCTTGCATGAGCACAGCTGCCATTAGTCGATACTTTTTAGTATTTATTTAAGATTATACTACCTCGCTAAACTTCGTTCTTTGAAGTTGTACAAAACAGTATACGAACATTGACGACATGACAAGAACTGAAAAAGAAACGCTGATCAAATCTCTAGATCTTAAACAAAACGCAATCAAGATCTTAATTAACTCATTCTATGGAGCCTTCGGTAACCGATACTTCTATTTCCACAACAATGAGATTGCTCAGTCTATTACTCTACAGGGCCAAGACCTAATTAAATTCTCAATCAAGGCAGTAAACCACTACTTTATGGCAAAGTGGCACCTTGATGAAGAGCTACATCAGCAATTAGGCATTGCTGGTCGACAAATTAATCAAATTGATAAAGAAGCTGCAATTTATACAGATACTGACTCAGTCTACATCTGTTTTGACTATGCAATCCAATCAGTTGAAGGACTATCTCAAGAGTTGGACTCAAACCAGTCTCTTGAATTCTGTCTTGCGATTAATAGACACCGCCTCAAAGACTATTTTAAGCAGGCCTTTACTCGTTACGCAGCTCACTTTCATACAGACAACCGTCAAGACTTTGAACTTGAGAATATTTCAAGATCCGCAATTTGGCTCGCTAAGAAAAAGTATATCCTAAAAGTATCATATAAAGATAATAAGCAGGAAGAGCTACTAGCCAAAGAATCATTAACTATCAAGGGACTTGAAGCTATTCAAGCAGCGTATCCAGTTTGGGCCAGAACTCACTTGTATAAGTTATATGAATACTTACTTGAAGTTGGTAATACGTTGGATCTTGAACAAGACCTAATTCCAAGGCTAAACGCAATTCGCGATGAATTTGAACAGTTACCAATCGATCAGATCGCATTTAACTTTTCAGTCCGAGTATATGATGACTATGTAAAAAAGCTAGTGCCTCTACAATTAGAGAAAGGTATCTCGATTTATGCTAGAGCGGCAGCCTACCATAATCATATTATTAAGAAGACTGGTAACCAAAAGTACAATTACATTCAGTCGGGTTCAAAGATTCGATTCTATTATGCAGCAGCCAATGAATATGAATTTGATATTTTCGGTTATGCTCCAGGTTCTTATCCAGAAGAGTTTGCACCACCAATGGACAAGCAACAGCAATTCTTTAGAATGATTGTTGAACCAATCAATAAGATACTAAAGGCCATGCAGTATCCAGAATTAACTTCTTCGCTATCACGTAGCATTGAATTAGTTAAGTCTAGAAGCCGCAAAAAAGACTTCACTGATGAAGAAATGTATCCACTGTATGCAGTTCACAGTCAAACGCTAGAATACGCAGAAATTCCAGAAAGTTGCCAAGGTTTTATCGGTAATCCAGATGCGCAAATTCCGCCAGATCTGATGATGATTTACTTGCAAGCAATTTCACAGTTTGGTCTAAACACAGTAGTTGTACCTAAGCATGAGCTTGTTAAATATCGAGAGCGTATTGCTAAAAAACTAGGCATCACAGTCGAAGATCCATTTGCTCTATCGATTGAAGAAATGCAAGATTACGTTCGAACCAACGGCTGGACTGAGGTTATGAATAATCAGGACGGCGGCTCTTGGCTGCAAACTGACAAATACGAAAGAGCTTTAAAACAGGGCAAAGAAGTCTATTCGATGGGCGTTGATCTAGTCAAAGCTTATAAATCTGCATCTAAACCCAAACCCAATAAGAAGGTAGAAGAAACTGCGTGAAACGATCCGAAGTAGTAGCATTTATTAAACTTATTCTAGAGAGGAGATTTCCAGATACTCTAGAAAAACAAAAAATTGAGACTGGCACTGAGCACAAACTCAATTTTGCATGCCCTATTTGTGGAGACTCTCAAAAGAAGATTGGTAAAAAGCGCGGCAACCTTTACCTAGATACCAAACATTACAAGTGCTTCAATGACGGCTGTATGGCCTATATGAGCCTTGCAGAATTTGTATCTAAAATGAGTCGGCGCTTTTCAGTGCTGATGCCGACTTTTATTCTAGAAGAGGATACATCAGTTAAGATAAAGAGGGCCGACAATCAACTTGTTCGATTCCTAACTTCAGATACTTCAAAATTGATTCGAATAACTGATGTTATTAATCGATTTTCGTTGAAGAGACTTGATCTGGTCGATGAGGATTCGCCAGCATTGGCGTTTATTAAAGGCCGTGATCTTGACCGAATACCGGAGTATGGAGATTTTCTGTATACTGACTCCGCAAATTCTCGAATCTACATCTTTAACTTTGATAGAAAATCCGGCAAGGTCCTTGGGCTAGCGACTCGAAGTTTAAAAGCTGATGTTGATAGAAAATACATCATTAAGAGCTATACTGAACTTAGTTCAATGTTTGTGCAAAAACAGCTCGAACGAGCACTGATTGAAGACGCGAACTTTCTAAACAATTATTTCAATATTCTAAACATTGATTTTTCGAAACCAATTCTGTTAGCTGAAGGTCAATTCGATTCAATGTTAATTAATAACTGTATTGCCACGTCTGGTGTAAGCAAAGCAAAGTCCATTCTGACCAATCTTGGTTCAAAGGCCGGCACTCGGATAATCTTTGATAGGGATAAAGCTGGCAAGACTCAGATGATGTCCCTGATTAAGCAAGGTTACTCAATATTTCTCTGGAATAAAGCACTAGATACAATCAAAAAGAGTCATCCAGAGAGTGACTCGTTAATCTCTCTGCAACAGGTCAAAGATATTAATGATCTATTCTCTTTCCTAGTCAAACGAGATCCGGATCTAACAGTTGATCGCTTTTCAAATTTCATCAATGGTTACTTTAGTGAGACTGTCCTCGATATGGTCTACCTATAAATAACCATATGAAGCCAGTTCAAAAGAACAACATAAAAACCTTTTTAAAGCCTCGTCAGGGTCAAATTCAACAGGGCTACTTTAGGCCATCCAATCCAGACAAATACATTGGCGATCCAAATCAAATAATATTTAGGAGTTCTTGGGAATTTAAGTTTCTAAAATGGTGTGACGCAAGCCCAACAATTATAAAATATTCGTCAGAGCCAGTTGGTATTCCATATTACAGCCCGTTAGATAAACGCGGTCACATTTATTATGTCGACTTTTATATTGTGACTAAGGATAATGAAGGCAACGAAAAGTCTTGGTTAATTGAAGTAAAACCAAACAAATACACCAAACCGCCAGTTGCACCAAAGAGAATGACCGACAAGCAAACTGCTAACTATGTGTATGCAGCTAAGCAGTTCATTCTCAATCAGGCTAAGTTTGAAGCAGCAAAATCCTTTGCCGCAACTCGAGGCCTGCAGTTTGGCATTATAACTGAAAACTTTTTGTTCAAATCAATATAAAATATAGTAATGGCATACATTGACTTAGATTCGTATATTACTGACGGCATTGTTGCTGAGACGTCAAACTATGCTAATTATTATTTTCAGCAAGAAGGAATCGCATACTCAAGATTTAGATTAATTCCAGGTCATTTCTATTCATTTAACGTGGTAAATGCATTACCAAATGATGTTGTCCCAAACTTATCTGAAACGATGAGCCAAAATGATCTAAAGCAGTACCCAATTAAACGACCATATTATGATAATGCGCCAGTTTGCTTAAGTCTTGGTGGCCAGGATGGAGAAATCATCCTAAATCTTAAAATGATTCCACCAAAGTTGAGATCAGTTATAATCAGACGCTACTTGGGAGCAGTTAGGGAAAGGCTTAAGCTATTCTATGACGAGTCAGATAAATTGATGCCATTTGAGAGTAGGCTAGCTGATCGATTAATCGGCCCATTCTTAACAGTCAATCCGGCATTCATGTCAAAGCTCACTGGAATTAACTTGAGCTTTGCGCTAAATAAATATCAAAGAGAGAATATGGCAAACATAGCTCTAATTGATTGGGAAGATGTTTCAAAAATCGAACAAATTGATTATCGAAACGATCCGACCATCTCAGTTAAGACTCCAGTTGCCGTCCTTCTATCAGAATTTGGAAAATAACGCCCATAAATGGCAGGCTTTTTAGATAGTAATCCACTTAGCGGTATCAGATCAAGACTAACTGACCTGAGCCGATTTGGAATGAAATACGACGACCTTTTGGTCAAAAATTCACAAGCGATCGGCTTTATTGAAGGTCAATTGAGTGGCATGCAGGGCGGACTGCTTGGAGACGATTTGATGAAGGCTACTCTTGCTTTATCAGACACAACTTCAAGTCTAAGATCCAAATCAATCGCATTCTTTCAATTAGATTACGTCTCAAAGAGAGAACGACTTCGTGATATTGCATCAAACGGTGAAATTGAATTTATTCTTGAAACAATAACTGATGATGCAATCGTTTATGATGACGATAATCGTTTCTGTTATCCAAATGACCTAATCGGAGAAATTCGGTATAAGGGTCGTAGCAAAGAAGCACGTTTACAGTATCAAGAAAAAATTGTTCAGCGTTATCAAGAAAATTTCCAAAAGATCTATTCCTCTTGGGGATTCGGCACAGGTATCGCAGCTTGGCAATATTTCTATCAGTGGTTGATTGAAGGCCATCTTGCGTTTGAAATCATCTATGACGATCCAATGAATCCTAAAAACATCATTGGTTTTAAAGAACTTGATCCAGCAACCCTATTTCCACAAGTTAAAAAAGACTTTGCTGGTAAAATCTATCTTGAATGGGCCCAAAAAGATCCAAAGGGTGCAAAGATTAGAACTCTGACTGATTCTCAAGTAATTTACATTTCCTATTCAAACCAGTTTAGAACCAAACGAGTATCCTTCGTTGAGAGAATGGTTCGCTCGTTTAATCTACTTAGAATCATAGAACATTCTAAAGTTATTTGGCATACAATGAATGCGCCAATTCGCTTGACAACAACTGTTCCAGTTGGTACAAAGTCAATGCAAAAGGCCAAGGAAGACATTCGCGAATTTACAAATACTCTAAAAGAAGATATTTCGTTTGATGGAGAATCTGGCGAATTAAAAGTTGACGGTAAGCCTAACATTCTTTTCTATAAGAACTATGTTTTACCAGTTAATGATCGTAATGAACAGATTAAAATTGAGCCACTAGAATACGCCGGTCCAAATCTATCAGGTTCAGAGTTATTAAAGTATTTCCATGATAAGTTAAAGCTTGATTCAAAAATTCCAGAATCTCGTTTTGGCGACGGCATGGGAACATACACCATGAATTCTGAAGGAATTTCTCGTGAAGAAATTCGTTACAATAAATTTATCTCTAGACTACGTTCAGCCTTTAAGGAGCTAATCACAAAGCCTCTTTATATCCAAATGTGTCTGGATTTTAAAGAGTTAAAAGACGATCCTAAATTCTCAAATGCAATAGGTCTACAATTCTATGATGACAACGTATTTGAAGAAATCAAACAACAGGATCTGCTTAACAAGCGCCTTGCTACTCTTAATGCTCTTAAAGCAGTAGTCGACGACAGCGGTCAACCTTACTTCTCAACTGAATACTTAATTAAGGAATACCTTAAAATGAGTGATGAGGATATTGATAAGAACCGTGACTATTTAGCTGCATATGGTAAAGCTCTAGAAGTTAGTGCAGATGCTGGTGCAGTACCACCGCCTCCAGCCGGAGCACCAGCCGCACCAGCAGCTGAGACTCCACCGACTGGCGAAACTTCAAAAGAAGTCGGCGAACCAGGTTCCCTATAATTATCGCATAAAAAAGGAGACAGGTAGCGAATCTGTCTCCAATGTCCGTGAACTAGTCCCGGTCCTAAGTGGGGTCTTCAAACCCCGACTCTCTTTATGAAAATGGATCTAAGTCTGGATTAGGAATCATACTCCAAGCTTTTTCAGCATTGATTCCAGTGCCTCTTGCAATTTGTGTTTCGAGAGCAACTTCTTTTAATAGAGATAGAGCCTCAATGTATTCTCCATCGGTCAACATACTTTCAATTTGGTCAGCGTCTTCCGGATTTAGTTTAACTCGATATACGACTGCATGTCTTTGTGAATTTGCACGAGCTCTCATTTGCAGCATGCCTACTTGGTTTGACCAGCCCTTTCTAAGTTTATTACCTGCGCCAGGTTCGTCTAACCCAAGTTCAGCGAGACGATCCGCGTCGTCTGCATCTGACATATCGGGTTCTTTAATAAATGATTCAATGCCGTTGCAATCCGCAAGGCCAACCCACCAAGCTGGTGTTGAATACGTTTCAAATAAGGGTACATATTTTCTCATACATCAAATAATGCGGCAAACACAGATGTGGTGCCATCTATTTTTATATCAAGGGCAAGCGTTGATTTGAAAGGATCTTCTGCACTGTCTAAATAAGCAACAGAAGATTTAATATTATACTTTCTGGAATTCAACACATAGTCTTGAATTAATTGATTAACTTCCTGTTCCATTGGTGCAACACTCAGCGTATCAAATTCAAACAGGTACTTCTCCATACCGAATCCAAAATCCGGTTCGCCAAGAACTTCTCCTTTCTTTGTTAGAATAGTCATCCTAACTTGCTGAATCGTATTTTCAATATCATCCTTAACTTCGTAAAGATTAGGTTGATAGTTAGGATCCTCTGAATTTCTAAAATATAGGTCTACTGCCATTGTCTTATTGTCTTATTAGGAACATCCAATCTGCTGTGTTCTCGCCCTTCATCATTTCCATAACTTGAGTTAATTCATTCTCTGCACGAGTTACCAGATTTGTATAATTTACCTTAACTCCACCAGGTAGGTTGTAATCAAAGCTAGTTAAGAGTTCTCCGAGTCTAAGTTTTGCTTTTGCTCTAACGTATCTCTGGAAAAGTTCATCATTGTATAAATCTTCCAGTTCAATCTTCTTAGCTACTTCTAATACCATACCGTTAGCGATCGGGCTGCGGCCCATGATGATTAAATCGCGAGTATTACGATTATAATTATAGGCAAAAGTATCTAGTACAAAGCCCTTAGTTAAATCCAAGAAAGAGAACAGGATTGTTCTGTACATGATAGATTCACCAATGAACGGTGTTAAAAAGATCTCAGAACCGACAAATTTATTTTCGGAAAAATCTCGGTCAATTGACCCAAAGATTGAAGCGCCTCTAGGCTCTCTACACTGATGCACAAATTGTACACAATCAGGTAGTCTGATTGCTCTTTCCTTTTTAAATCGATCGTTTTTGAAAACGTCCTGTGGAATAGCTAAATATCTTGGCTCAACCGCATGGCGCCAGTTATCATAAAAATAACCCTCCGCGATCTTAATTATTCTCGCGATCTCCTTTTCTGGAATTACATACGGTAATGCCTTGGAAAAGGTCAGTTCTTCTTGAATATCTGCTATTAATTCAGCTTGAGTCATTTAGTTAAGCTTTTTTATGCAGCTGGTGTTGGAACAACTTTTAGTGCTGCAACTTCTGCTCTCTTTTTAGCTAGATCTGCTTTTCTAACTTCCAACGCCGCTCTGTCTGCAGCCAGCGTTGCTTTTTGAGTCATTGAATTTGGATCTAACGGTTTAATATTGGCTTCTCTCGCTTCAATATCCGCTTCAGCCTTTGTAATTTCGGCATCTTCGGCTTCAATTTGGGCTTTTTTCTGTGCAACCTCAACATCAGTTGCTTCAAATACGCCGTCTTCTTCGTTTTCGTAATCTGTTTCGCCGTCCTGTGCCATCATAGCCGCTTCATCGAATAGCTGAGCTGACAATTCGTAACCTGCTTGTTTTGCCTCCATTTCAGCACTTTCGTAACTATCAGGTAGAGATCCACCAAAAAAGTCCAAAACTGAAAATGCATCAGTGAATTTCTTTGCTGAATCAAGTCCAACGTCTTGCATTCTTTCCTTTTCCTGTCTATCAAATGACTCCTTTAAATTAGAGTTAAAGTCATCGAATTTTAAAATTTTTGATCCCATAATATGGCCTGACCTTTTTGTTTATTTATCAGTCGTCCATTCTAGATTATATTTCTACCTAAACTAAAAAAGGGCGCCGAAGCGCCCTTATCTAGTGTATCAAAGTAGTCTATTACTTGCTAGGATCAGCAGTTAATGGAATCAATGAAGGCTCTAACATTTGAGTCAAATAGTCAGATAGTTTCAGCATACCTTCAGTCGCTGGTAATTGCTCAGCGTGTACTTTAACTTCGTACTTAGCTGAATTATCAGTGCTTCTAGTATTTTCTTTGTGCGTTGCTACTTTACCAGCAACAGTTGCAGAGAATTTCATTCCCCACCAGCTAGCGCTTGCACTTGCAGAGTATGAAGTTTCACTGTCTGAACTTTCTTTTGTTGTTTCAGACGTTTTAACTTCCATCGTGAATGCAATATCAGCTGAAGTAATTGCCAAAGATGGTAGTGGAACCAATGGTAACATTGGAACTTTGTTGTATAGTTTCTGGATTTCCTGCTCACCAGTTTCTCCATTTGTAACAACACGGTTCATCTCAACATCTAGTGATCTAGCTGTAGCGTTACCGTCTTTGTCTTTTTCAAAAGCTACTTCAGAGATGTATCTCCAAGTTACTTCATTTAATTTAGCTTGACCTTTTGCCATACCGACAATAGGCGAAACAATTAGATCTTCGATTGGAAGCCCTGCAAAGTTGTCTGCGATTCCTGCCATAAAATTGTGAATTTTTTGTTATTTATCTTTTCTGGATAGTCAAATCCAGGAGGTTACCCAAATTTAACCTGGCCTTTATATTGCTTTTTAATATCATCAATCTCCTTTAGGACTTTAGTAAATGATTCTTTAATTTCATCGTTTACTGTAAAATCCAGAATTGTGCGACAGTGAGGGCACGCTGAAACTGGATTTTTGATGATAAATTCTAGAGTTAAGCCTAATGGCTTTCTACACATTGGACAAGGTAATGCCATCTAAATTAATTCTTTTTAATTGTCGGATCGTTTAGAGTTTGAATATACGAATCGACTAGTCGGCTGACCGCTTCAGGCTTGTCGTCAGCTTTAAATTTGACTTTGATCTTTGCCATGCCTGTATTATCCTCGTTTTTGCCAGAGTCAACCGTGATCGGTGGTAAATTGTGCACATAGCCCTTCTTTTTGAAGAGACCCAGCAACGCTTTCTTTATCTTAGATACATCATCAGCATTGGTGCCGAATAACAATCTAGCTTCAAATTCGATTTCAAGTTCATCTAAGCCAATTGACGAATGATCCGCTAGAATATAGAGAGGAAAATCAACTGGTTTATCTCCAATAATGAATCGCTTCATAATCGGAGTACCATCATCGTTGAAATAGTTACGAATTGAATTTATGTGTTGTTTCTCACTAATTCCCTGAGCGACCATTGCTGCTTCCAGCAAGCCGCCAACTAATTCTTCAATATTTAACTTACTCATAAATTATCGGCGATCGTTTAATAGATCTTGTACATACGAATCGCGCTGTTGGTTTAAATAAGCCTCACGTTCAGTAGATTTTTTAATGATCATGTCTGTTAGTTGATCGATTTTATCATCCTTTTGATCAAGTAACTTTTCATATCTGGCTATCTCTGTTTCAAACAGCTGATTCTGGTAGATTAGAATGCCAACCATTAAAATAATCGTAAACGATTGCTCCTTTAGCTTATTGAAAAAAATATCAACAAAGCCAGTTGATGTAGCTTTTTGGTTTTCCATATAATTATTCTTTAGTAAAGTCCTTAAATCGTAAGACCTTACTCTCATTCATAAATCCATCTCTATACGTTGGATGTTGAACCAGGCGTTGAGTTGGCACTGGATTAATATCTTGCCTAGAGACCTTTTTGTTTAGGGTAAATGCACTGGCTGGCACAGTGTACTCGCCAGTTTCATTTGTTTTAAGCATTTTCCAAATGGCCTTTGGGTTAACTTGATCTGGGATGCCCTGTTTGAACGACTCAAAATCATCAATCTTTAAAAATCGTCGCAAATCCTTACCGTATAGATCCTTTTTGCCATCACTAAATTTCGCTCGGCCAGTATTAACCTTTTTGACGTTTTTGATCTTACCGGAATATTGGTGTACTTTATCGAATCTAGACATATCATCTGGTGCAGCATACAGCGTAATTGCATGGTTCGGTGCATCAGGTGTTTCTCCAAGTGCATAAATGAATCGATACGCGCTACGAACTGGTGAAATGCTAGTTTTTTCGATTATGACATTAGGCTCTTTGCCCAAGTACTTCTTTAGAATCTTAATCGCAATATCTGCGTCAATACCTCCTTCTGGCTTGTCAGATACGTAGATTCTAACTTGATCATTGTCCGCTAGTGCCTGCTTAATGATCTCATAGTGACCCTTGTGAGGTGGCTTAAATTTACCTGTGAAAATTCCGATCTTCTTCATTGTAATCTCTGGCAACTGGTCTGGCTTGATATGCTCAGTCCTAATTTTAATAGGATATTGCTTCTCAAGCAGTTTTGCGTGCTTTAGATTATTTATGTCGTCGTCAAAGAAAATAAATTGCGAATAGCCTTTCTCAATCAATTTTTTAAAGGCCTGCTGCTTCTTTTCCGCATTATTGCCTGTAAATTCAGTGCCAGGTTCATTTACTGCAAAAACTAGATCTGGATGTATATCTACTCCGTGACTTAACATAAATTCTCTGACTAGCTGGGCATCGCCACGTGCAGTGATAATGCCGACTGCGCCCTCTTTTGCATAGACCTCTTTCATAATATCAAGAGTCCACTCAACGATTGTGCCCGCTCGTAAAATATCAGGATCATCAAATTGTGAAAAGTCAATCGCGTGATTGGCCTTTCTTTCATATTCATTGAATTCCTTTGGCGACAGGTAAAATTTTTCGCCAGACCACGAGTCAGTGACCTCGATCCGAGCATTAGTTACTACTAACGTATCGTCAAGGTCAAAAATAGCGATATTGTGTCCTCGAATGGCCATATTAATTATTATACTCAACAAATAAAAAATGGGACCGAAGCCCCATTTACTAAATCATTAAATTTAAGCTTATTCCCAGCCCTCTTTCATCATGCACTCCTTTAGATAAGACATGCATTCGTGAATGTAACCTTCATAAGTATGAGCATCGTCGTCATCGTGGTGATAATCCATTGCCTCTTTAACTAGGTGATCTTTACACATAGATTCAATTATCATCTTTGCGTTGTCTGAACAACCTGCACCTTCGCTCATTGGCTCGTGTGGAAAATGAGGTAATTCATCATCTTCTAAATCAGCTGGATCTTCTTCCATTGATTCGTTCATGAATTGGCTAAATCTTAAGACTTTAGATTCGTCCATTGGTTCAACTTCTTCCTCCTTTTTTGCACCATCCATATCGGCAGTAACATCGCCAATCTTGATGTCATAATCACCGTCACCAGCTTCTTCAATTTCACAATTGATCGTATAGACTACATCATTGTGTTCAGCTGATAGAGTGCCTTTGTAGACTCCCTCTTCGTCAGTTTCTTCTTTTTCATCATCCATTTTAAAGTCTAGCGCAACTTCTTCACCCTCAACTGTTTTAACTGTGATTGTGATAAAGTCGCCACCATCCGCATCACCAAGAGAAATGATCTCTGGCTCTGAATGACCCTCTTGTAATTCGTGGATAGTTGCCGAATCTTCGCCGATTGGCATATCATTTTCGTCTTTCATAAACTTAGGTATGCTTTTGTTTCCAAATTTTCCCATTTTAATATGTTCTTATTTTGAGTTATTTATTTGGGAAGAATCGTCATTAATTATCTTTAGTTCATCTGCTCCGGTCTCATGCGTGATGACCAGATGATCTCCATCCTGGATCTTATTGTCAATATAGGCCTCGGCTAAAAGATCCTCTATGTGTGACTGGATCATTCTGCGAAGCGGACGAGCTCCATACTTCTCATCGTATCCCTTATCTACAATAAAATCTTTGGCTTCTTGTGTTAATTCCACAGTGTAGCCGTTTTCTTTAGTTCTTTCGTATAGATCGGTCAATTCAGCTTCAATGATCTTTTGGATATCAGCCTTTTTAAGACTGTCAAATACAATAATATCGTCAATGCGATTGAGAAATTCTGGTGCAAACTGCGCGCTAAGTGCATTTTGTAAAACCGAGGTAGCTAATTCCTTTTGTTTTTCAAGCGAATTTGCTGTTGCGAAACCAATTCCAGTTCCAAAATCCTGTAACTTTCGGGCACCG